CTCGCATCAATTCCGGCTCCTGGAGATGGCGATGGCCTACGCTCCGATACTGGTTACCGGGGCGGGCTCCGACACTAACCTGGCGGGATCGACTCAGGGGATTGTTGCGATTGATGAAGCGAGTAAAATTGAAATGTATTCATCGCTTGAAGCGCAAGAGGCGCATCCGATCCGATTGGCTGAGGATAGGACTAAGGATTATATAGGGCAGGAATTTATCTGGAAAAGCAGCACCCCTAATTCACCAAATCACATTTTTTGGCAGGACGTCGAGGCGGGAACTTATACTCATTTCTATGTTCCTTGTCCTCACTGCGGAGAGTATTTCAAATTCGAGTTTGAGGCTGCGAACGGAGACAAGGCTCTGACTCCAGGCGAATTAGAAAAGACAAGCGGAGACGGTCAGCCTGATATTTACCGGTCATTGGTTTGGGATCCGGACTCCCGCAATGCGGACGGGACATGGAATGAGGTTAAGGTGCGGGAGTCGGCTCACTACGTCTGCCCCAAAAACGGATGCAAGATCGTGGATACTGATAAGCCGGCAATGTTGCAGGCTTTCGAGGAAAAGCATCTTAATGAAAAGGCTTCGATGGCCGATCGCTCATTTCGAGTGCCGTCTTTTTACAAGCCTTCGCGAACCTTTGCTGATTTGTCCTGGGCTTTCCTAGATCGCGGTGACCTTTTCAACACGGGCTTACAGGTGCTTTACAACCATGAATATGCGCTGCCCTGGGAAGACATCGATGTGAATGTTAAGGATGAGGATATCTGGGATTGTGTGGTTGCCAAAAATAGTGACATTGCCTACCAAAGGGGGCAGGTGCCACGGGTCCCGGGCAAGCTGGTAGTGGGAGCTGACTGGGGAGAAAAGGAAACTCACTGGGTGGTTGCGCTGATTGATAGAGAGGAAAATATTTGGGTGGTCGATTGGGGGACGGTGGATGGGCTCGAGGCATTGATTCGCGAAAAAAGCAAATGGAGATATCGACGTGCCGAGAATTCGAAGAAGGGTCTCACGCCTGTTTTTGGTTTCCTCGATTCGGGAGCGAACACGATTGAGATTTACAAGGCCTGTCAGCGTTCGCGATTTTTCCTACCGACGAAAGGATCGGATGCCAATACGGGCGGCTGGCACCGCAGTGCCCTGGATAATTATCCAGGGATCGAGCTTTATGTTTTCGTAGACAAAACCGCGAAGGATGACCTTTACGAAAACCGTATCAAGAGGAAGAAATCGCCCGGTCTCTTTCTTCCGTCTAACACGACGGCAGATTTAATTTTCGGTTTGTCAGGACAGAAACGGCTCGATAAGGGTGTGCACGCCAAGTGGAAAAAGGTCAAAAGCGATCACTATGGGGATGCCGTGAAAAATATTGTCATAGCGAGTTGGGTGGCCTCTCCGACCCGAGTGTCAGGTGGCAAGGCTGGCTGATTGACAGAGCGCCGCCGCCAATGGCATCCCGTAATTTGGTCAACACATATTTGAGGCAGGCGCGCCGCGCGCATCCCGAGGACAATGATGCCCGGATTGCTTGGCTCGACGAGCAGCTCGCTGATCGTGACGCGGCGGTTGCGGCGGGCGATTGGGAGGTTGGTAGTACTGCGTTTGGCGGCGAATCCCAAAGCAGTAAGCGCACGATTGCTTCGGAAGAGCGGGCCGAGGCGCTGGCTTCTGCGATTGCGATCCTGACGAAAAATCCCAAGGCGATGCGATTGCGCGGTGGTGTCGTGATCCCGCGATTTAATAATATTTCTGACTGACACTATGGCGCTGAGCGATCTCATTCCGGCTGCCGCGAAAAGCTGGGCATCCAATTACGTAACGATCTCACCGAAGGCGGGATCTTCACCTGAGCCACAGGCTGCACCCAATCGCGGGCCGGTTGCCCAGGGCGGGCTTTTTGGAAAATCGGTGAGCGGCTACCGGGCCCCCACGACTCACACGCCGCTGAGTAGCTCGAATAATGCGAAGCCGTTGGAGCGGCGAGAGGCTGCGCAGGTCGCGCGGAAGTTGAGGGCAGAGCTCGGCATCATCAAGGCGCTTTTCGAAAACACTGCGCGCTTTTCCCTGGGTAGCGGATTGCAGCCGACTTCGATGTGCCGGGATAAGGAGTGGGCCGATATGGCGAATGACATTTTCGAGGCGGTCTCGACTTCGAAAACTTTCGACGTTCGCGAGGGGCTGACTTTCAAACAGATGCAAAAGCTGGTCTTGCCAGATGTGATTTGCGACGGCGATGCGGGGGCAGCCCCGACGCGCGGCCCGAATGGGGATCCACGCTTGCAGCTTTTTCCGATGCACGCGATTGGCAGCTGCGCGGGTGAATCGATTTTTGATGGGCGGGGAGAATGGGAGGATGGGCTGATGCGCGGTCCCGAGGGCGCCAAGGTTGCCTTCCGGATCCTGAAAAATAATAAGCTTGGGGCAGCGGGCCGCTCCCGGGGCTTTTTCGATTACCCGGCTGCGAGCTTTTACCATATTGGTCGCGCTGACAGGATTCTCGGGAACCGTCCGATGTCGTGGTTGTATCACGGCGATAAGTCTGCGGCGAAGATCCTTGATCTGAACACGCTTGAGATGGCGGCGAAAACGCTCAATAGCTATTTCGCTGCGGCGATCAAAACGCGAAGCGGTGACATGCCGGATGCTCTCGCGGGCATGATGGCTCGTCATGACGATGACGTCGATGAGGTTGTCGATCCTGATGCGCCGGAGCCAACGGCGGAAGAGAAGGCGAGTCAGGTCGAGAAACTTGAGCAGCGTGTTATTGATTTTTACGGGGTGGGTGGAGCGATCCTCCCGTTGGAGAAGGATCAGGAATTCCAGTTTTTCAAAAACGACCGGGACACGACTTCGACGACGGATTTTATCCAGTATTTGATCACTGACATTGCGACGGGATTCGGGGTGCCATGGCAGTTTATTTGGGGCGTGTCAGGAATGGCTGGACCCTATGCCCGCATGATCATGCAGCAGGCTGATTGGTTTTTCACGGACGTCGCCGATATGATGGTGGGGGATTTTTGCCAGCCAGTTTGGGAGGGGATTATCCAGGACGCGATGACTCCGACGATGATGCCGAATGGCAGAATCCAGGGGCCGATTTTGCGGGCGCCCAGGGCGGGATCGAATTGGCGTGCGGTGCAGTGGCAAGGCCCCGGCAGCATGACGATTGATAAGGGCCGAGACGGGAAGCTTTACATCGAGATGATCAAGTCGGGGATTGGCCGGAGATCGAAATGGAATCAGATGACGGGCAATGGCGGGATGGCTGAGTGCTTCGCGGCGATCGATGAGATTCAGGAGCTGATTAAATATTGCGATGATACGGAGGTGCCTCACCAATACTACTTTGGGAGTGAGTTCGCGAAGCAGGGGATTTCTGCCCCTCACGGTGGCGGGGGGCCTAATGCGGATGCTGTAGCGGCCTCGGTCGTGAGCATGTTAGTTGAGCGGGGATTGATCCGGGAGCCGTGATTTGTTGCGCCGGCGCAACAAATCAGACGGATTCCAACGGTGGTATAAGGGTTGCAGCCCCGATGTCGGTACGGATGTGGTTTTGGGCGGTTGACACTTTGGTGCAGTTCATGGCTGCAGACATCATCCCTATTTCTAGTTGGTATTCTTTGAAAATGAATGGTGAGCGGCGCGCTTCGCTCGACATCAGAGGCACTATCGGGCTATCACAAGAGTATCGGGAGTGGGGGATGGAAGCAGCCGGCACTGTTTTGGAGCTTGAGAAAGAGTTGAAGGAGTTGGGTGATGTCAGTGCGATTGATCTCAATATTTATTCGCTTGGTGGTTATGTTTGGGATGCGCTCGCGATTCATGATATTCTGGTGAGGCACCCTGCCCGAATCGAGGCTCATGTTGATGGGCTCGCGGCATCGGCTGCCACGGTCATTTTGATGGCGGCGGACACGATTGAGGTGCCAAGTAATTCGTATTTAATGATTCATAACGCGGCGGGTCACGTGTCCGGTGATCATCGTGATATGATTAAGTCGGCCGAGATGCTTCGCAAGTTCAGCCGCGATATCGCTAATATGTATGTCTCGCGAATCGAGGACGCGAGCGATGAACCTGACCGGGCTGCGCTGCTCGTTAAGATTCTCAGGATGATGGATGATGAGACGTGGCTGACTGGGGATGAAGCGGTTGAGCTGGGGCTCGCTGATAAGAGCAGCGCCCCCGTCGAGATCGCCGCTTTTGCAGGTTCGATCACAAATGTCAGATCTGTTTCGGAGATGATTAATTTTGCGAGGGCGCCCCATGCGGTGCGCGATCTATTTGACACTTCGGGGGACGCTGAAGGTAAAACCAGTGTCTCGCAAAACCCAACAAATTTAATTATGTCCGACCCTATCGCCCCCGCCCCCGCCGCCCCGTCCGCACCAACACCAACGCCGGTTGCATCTATTGCTCCCGCTGCGCCGGTTGCATCTGTTGCTCCCGTTGTTCCCGCTGCTCCCGTTGCTCCCGTTGCGTCTGTTGCTCCTGTCGCCCCGCCAGCCCCGGTGCCGGTCACGATGGAAGCAATCGCGGCTCTCATCGCTCCGATCTCTGCCGAGGTCGCGACCCTGAAAGCTAATCAGGAGAATCAGCAAAATCTTGCCGCAGCCGGGGTGAACCCGACTGCCTGGGGTAATACGCCTCCCGTCACCGGCGTTGCCTCCGCCGCTGCTGGCGGTGACTCCGCCGGTCCTGTTAATTACGCGGGGGTTGAGCCTCGTGCTCTTATTTCTGCGGGGCGAAAAGCGATGCACGCCAAGCCAACTGTTTAACACGCCTCCTCCCTCAGATTAACCGCTCGCACATCTTAGCTGATTTTTTCCCATGCC